AAGCAGGTAACTGAACGCTGGGCCATCCCACAACAGATTCAAGACGGTCGCTGGGTATTCGCATCTCCAGACGATGAAGGTGTAGAAGCTGGCGACGATTGGTGGCCGCAGGAAGAGTTGGTATAACAATAGCTTGCGTATTTGTGTTATTGCGATATACTACACACAACCTCATAGGTTCACTCCAAAGCACACCCCCCTTACCCGGCCCCCTTCAGCCGGGTTTTTTATTTGCAAACACTTGATAACCATGTAGAATATTGGTAAGTAACGACAAACTTATTAGGGTTTGCTAATGGCCGGACTGACATTCTTACGCGTAGTACCTAACTCAGAGCTAGTTAAACAGGAGAAAGCTACGGCTGATGCTGAGCTTCAGGCGCGTCAGAACCAACCGCTGATCCTTGGTATAACGGCGTACTTAAAAGAGTGTTGGGAAGCAGCACGGGTGGCTAAACGACCCCTTGAAGATAGAATGCTAAAGGCTATGCGCCAGCGTAACGGCGAGTATGAACCTGAGAAGCTACAAGCTATACGTACTCAGGGTGGGTCAGAAGTCTTTATGATGATAACTGATGTCAAGTGCCGAGCCGCAGAAAGCTGGCTGCGTGATATTTTGTTAGATGAAGGCACACCACCGTGGAGTATGTCACCCACTCCACTCCCTACTCTTGACCCTACTACAGTGCAGGAGATACAAGACGGATTCTCGCAAGAAGTAATCAGGCTACTCGAAACAACCATGCAGGCACCAACCCCCGAGGAGCTGCGTGAAATAAAAGAAATGGTTGCGCAGGACTACAGGTTCAAGATCTTACGAGAAGCACAAAACCGCACTGATGGTATGATACTTAAAATCAAAGATCAGTTTGCTCAAGGTGGTTGGCCCGAGGCATTTAACGATTTTATCACAGACTTAGTTACCTTCCCTTGTGCTTTTGTTAAAGGGCCGATAGTACGCCGTCAGCGTACACTCAAGTGGGAAGTAGATCCAACCACAGGCAAGACTAACCCTGTAGCCGCTGAAGTTATTGCACCTGAGTACGAGCGTGTTGACCCATTCCATATCTACCCCGAGCCCGGCATAACCAACTTTGCTGACGGCTATCTATTCGAACACCACAAAATGCCACGGGCTGAGCTTGCTGACCTGATTGGTGTACCCGGCTATGATGACGATGCTATTCGCAAAGTGCTTGAGATCGGTAATGGGCAGAGCTGGATCAGTGATGCGTACGAAATGGCTAAGGATGAGGAAGAGTCTAAGTACTACACTGAGATGCGACCCACCGAAGTGTTTGATGCCCTAGAGTTTTGGGGGTCTATAAGCGGAGAGATGCTGATTGAGTGGGGCGTGGATGAAGCAGAGATTGACGACCCTGCTAGGGAATATGATGCTAACGTATGGATAGTTGGCAACTACGTAATCAAAGCGATCCTGAACTACGACCCTCTTGGTGAGAAGCCATACAGTAAAACATCTCTGTTCAAAGTCCCCGGTGCGTTTTGGGGTCGCGGTATACCAGAAGTTATCGAAGATGTGCAGGGCGTATGTAACGCAGCTGCCCGCGCACTGGTTAACAACATGGGCATTGCGTCAGGCCCACAGGTCGAAGTCAATGTCGAGCGCATACCACCTAACGAAGATATCACCAACCAGTACCCTTGGAAAATCTGGCAGGTTACAAACGATCCTGTGGGGTCAAGTGCGCCTGCGGTTAGATTCAACCAGCCCAACGACAACGCGGCTACATTAATTGGCGTGTACGAAAAGTTTAGTATGCTTGCTGATGACCACTCAGGTATCCCTGCGTATGTGTCGGGCAACATTGATGTTCAAGGCGCTGGCCGAACAGCATCCGGTTTGTCAATGCTCATGGGGTCTGCTGGTAAAGGTATTCGGCAAATCGTCATGCACATCGACAGCGATATAATTAAACCTATTGTACATCGGCAGTACGTATACAACATGCGTTACGATACAGACGAGTCAATTAAAGGCGACGTACAGATCCAGCCCCGTGGTACAGTCAATCTGGCGATTAAAGAGACTGTTAACGTACGTAGGATTGAGTTCCTCAACGCGACAGCCAACCCGATTGACGCTGAGATCATTGGTAAAGAAGGCCGCTCAGCTATCCTCAGGGAAGTTGCTAAGGGGCTACAGATGCCTGTCGACGATATTATTCCTTCGAGAGAGAAGGAGTTATACATGCTTCGATCAGAAGCAAACATGGCTGCACAGCAGGCGCAAGCCCAAGCGCAACAGCCAACACCAACGCAGCCTGACGGCACTCCGAAAGGGGGAATGCAGGCTAACACGGTGATGAACCGTGACACGGGGGGTGCAGGGTGATTAAACCCGACCAACACATAATTCGGCAGCTTGCCTCTATTGCGACCCAGCATCCAGATATTCTGACGTGGTTGGAGCAGTGGCGGCAACACGAATTAGAGCAGCTCCCGTTTGCAACTAACAACCCGACACTGTATCAGGGGCGGTGTCAGACGTTGAACGAGCTTGTAAAGCTTGTGAAAGAATCCCCTACAATCGCGGCAAAGTCATAATGACTCGCCTTACTTAATTAACGCACACCGATAGGAGCGTAACACATGGCAATTCCAGAACAACTTCGCAAACAAACTGAGGCAGTACAGGAACTCTACAAGCAGATGGAGGAATCCACTGGTAATGAAGAGGCAACTGGAGATCAGGCCGATTCAGAACAAGAGCAACTACCAGCCGACAGTAATGTGCAGAGTGTACAACAGCCCGCTACCGAGAAAGAGCAAAAGGTAGACGAGCCAAAGTCTGAAGAAGATTATGTCCAGAAGTACAAGACCCTACAGGGTATGTACAACGCAGAAGTACCGCGTCTGCATTCTCAAAACCGTGATTTGACAAACCGTGTTCAGCAGCTAGAGCAACTACTAGCTTCGATGAATTCACAACCTGCTAAGAAAGATGAGCCAACCCAAGAGAAGTATGTCACTGACAGCGATATCGAGGAGTATGGCGATTCTATTGATATGATGCGTAAAGTAACTCGTGAGGAGATTTCTGCCGCAGCGCGTAAAATTGCTGAGTTAGAGAACACTATCAACAAGTTAAATTCTAGCGTCGTACCTCAAATGCAACAGGTTGTGCAGCGTCAAGCAGCTTCATCGGAACAGCAGTTCTGGTCTGACCTGACTGCGGTAGTACCTGATTGGCGAGACATAAATGACAGCGCTGATTTCCAAGCGTGGTTGTTACAGGTTGACCCACTGACTGGTATTAACCGCCAAACATATTTAGAGGATGCACAACAGAATCTTGATTCTCGCCGTGTTGCGAGTTTCTTTGAGACTTGGCAAGGGATGTCTGGGAACCAATCTGTTGCTCAAAACAAAAATGTCACTAACTCTGAACTCGAAAAGCAAGTTGCTCCGGGCCGTGCAAAAAGCGGTGGAGCACCTACAAACAACTCTGCTAAAATGTACACACCCGAAGATATCAAGAAGTTCTTTGAGGATGTTCGCAAAGGTAAGTATGTTGGCAAAGAGGCAGAGCGTGATCGGATAGAAAGCGATATCTTCTCGGCACAACGGGAAGGTCGCCTTCAAAACAGTTAATTAGTTAAGGAGATTTACAATGAGCTTTCCAGTAGCTTCAGGCCGTGTAAACTATAGCGGCAACTTCATCCCCGAAATTTGGTCGGGTAAATTGATCGAGAACTTTTACGATGCGACTGTACTTGCTGCAATCGCTAACACTGACTACGAAGGTGAGATCCGAAACATGGGTGACACGGTTAACATCCGTACCACTCCTGAGATCACTATCAAGGACTATGTAAAAGGCCAAGCTATTCAGGTCGAAAACCCTGACAAGCCTAAGATCCAGTTGCTTATCGACAAAGGTGAGTACTTCGCTTGCGTTGAAGACGACATTGATCGGGTTCAGTCAGATATCAAATTGATGGACACTTGGTCTAAAGACGCATCTGAGAAGATGAAGATTAAGATTGACCAGCGTGTATTAGTCGATATGCTACCTGACATCTCTGCGATCAACAAAGGCGCTGCTGCCGGTCGTATTAGCCAGAGCTTCAACTTAGGTACTTCAGGCAGCCCTGTGGCTGTTACTAAGGACGGCGCTTCAAGCACTACTCCTGTCGTTGACCTTCTGGTCGATATGGGCACAGTACTTGACGAGGCTAACGCACCTGAGTCAGACCGCTTTGTTATTATCCCAGCACGTATGGCGGGACTGATTAAGAAATCAGAACTCAAAGATGCTTCTATTACTGGTGATTCTATATCTCCACTCCGTAATGGCCGCTTGGGTATGATTGATCGGTTCACAGTCTATGTATCGCACAACTTGAACGTAACAGGTTCAGGAACTGGCGCTAAGTACGACATCGTTGCTGGACACAAGATGGGCTTTACTTTTGCTTCGCAAATGACTGAGATGGAAACTTTGCGTTCAGAAACAACTTTCGGCGATATCATCCGTGGCCTGCAAGTATACGGCTACAAAGTGACTAAGCCCGAAGCTCTTTCTACTGCGGTAGTAACCTTAGGTTAAAAATAGGGGCTACGGCCCCTAATTATTAGGAGATTTAGAATGACTGCATATACTGATTCTTTAGGGTTCCAGAAAGGTTCTGCTGCGCTACCTGTTAACGCGGGTCTGCATAGAACTTCTTTGGTTGAAGTAGAACTTAACTTCGCCGACGTGGTTGCTGCGCGCTCTGCGGCTGGCGTGGCTGCATTAGTAGCTACCGATACGCTACAGGTAATCCCTCTACCTGCTAAGTCTATTGTACTATCAGCCGGTATTGACGTAACCTCTGCGGAGACCACCAATACCACTGCTACATTCGACCTTGGGTTTACCGGTGGCTCTCCTGCTGCTGCTAATGCCTATGGGAATGACGTAGCATCTAACGCAGTTGCGTTTACTTCCACAGCTTTGGCTAACCCAACTGTTGTAGCATCCGCTGACACTATCGACTTGTTGCTTAACACAGCAGCTCCGACTGACGCGGTTATCCGTTGTTGGGCGGTTGTAGTTGATTGCAGCTAATTATAGGGGCTTCGGCCCCTAACAAATTTATAGCCTGTGTCATGGCAATCGTAGCAAAGAGGACTAAGAAATGGCCACTAGCCTAACAGGATTAACCATAGCAAGTACGTATGCGCAGCTACTGCATATAGACGCTGGGCCTACTGCGGTTGAGAAGACACTGTATAGTGGCACAGGAGTGGCAACTGCACTAAAACTAAGTACAGACTCAGCTTCAGTAGGTAACATACGGCTATCCGGCAATACCATCCATACGCTAGATACTGACGGCAACCTAGTATTAAGTCCAGACGGTACAGGGGCCGTGGTCGCAGCCAAAGTAGATATTAACGGCGGCACGATAGATGGCGTGGTTATTGGTGACAGCACCGCCGAAGCAGGCGCGTTTACTTCTTTGAGTGCTAACCATCTTAATGAGGGCGTATACGAACTCACAGGTACTGACATAGACGCCACTAACGGCTCTATCCAATACAAGACCCTAGCTGCTACTACCACTTTTACTGAGTCACTGACTAGCGGTGATAACGTCCTGCTAAGGATTTCAGGGGCCAACACATATCCTGTAACATGGCCGACGATGACGTGGGTAACACCCGATGGAGACCTTGCCCCTGCTTTAGTCGGGGATGACGTTGTAGTTATCTGGAAAGAAGGGACTACTGTTTACGGCGCATATGCAGGGAACTATTTGTAATGCTCTATAAGAATTTATTGTCGGCGGCAGGGAACGCTTCGTATGATATTGAGCATTCTTTGCGTTTTAATAGATTTGGTAGCCATTACCTGACACGAACACCGAGTGTAGCGGGCAACCGCAGAACTTGGACATGGAGTGCATGGGTAAAACTATCTAAGATATCCGAAAACCGTACATTGTTTTACGCTACTAGCACCGGGGCTAACGACGACATCTACTTCTATATTGATAACGGCAACAAGTTTAGACTATATACACCAGACGGGAGCCCGACTGTAGGTATTAGCTTTGTAGAATCAGTTGTTTGGAGTCATATAGTAGTTGCTTTTGATAGCACGCAAGCCGACGCTAACGACAGGGTACGGCTGTATCTTAATGGTTTGGAAATATCTACAGTCAATAGCCCTACCCTGAATAAAGAATATGCTATGAACGCTACGACTGAGCATACCATAGGGGAAAAAGCGAACACCTCAAATGAATACTATGACGGGTATATGGCTGATGTTCACTTCATTGACGGACAAGCCTTAGGGCCAGAGTATTTCGGTAGACCTAGTGACAACAAGCTTATCGGATGGGTTCCTAAGAGATACAACGGTTCATACGGTACTAATGGGTATTTCCTAGAGTTCGGAAATAGTGCGGCACTAGGTAATGATACAAGCGGTGGAAACAATAATTGGACCACGGGTAACGTAGCGTCCTATGACCAGATGCTAGACACACCCACAAACAATTTCTGCGTACTCAGCACATTCGATTCGAAAAATAGCGCAACCATTTACGAAGCTGGTTTAGCCGCTAACACTAGCGGAATTGATGGGTTTATAAAATCTACATTCTCTGTAGGGACTGGGAAGTGGTATTGGGAAGTGCGGGTCGCCACTCTAAACAATACGGCAATGATAGGCATCGCTACAATTGACCAAGATCCAATGGCTGCCCCACTACTTAATCCAAATCTAATCGCTGTAAATGGTGCGGATGGGAACATATATTACGATGGGGCTGACCAAGGCGCTTATATGAGCCCGCTCGTCAACGGCGACATAATAGGCATAGCTATTGACTTAAATGTCGGGCAAAGAACAATTACTTTCTACAAGAATAATGTTTCGCAGGGAGTGGTATCTACTACCATATCGTCCGAAACGGGTTGGACACCAACGCTAATTAACCGACAAGACAACTTCACCAGCAGTGTTGCGAAGGTAAATTTTGGTGCCGACTCATCATTTTCAGGCGAGGTCACGCGCCAGTTTAACCCCGACTATCTCGGAAGGGGGGATTTTTATTATACGCCTCCAAATGAACACCGAGCGATTACTGCTAATAGCTTTAAGGGATTAGTCTACGAAGAACTCGACAAGCCGCAAAACTACTATACTGTTCTTACCTTCAATGAAAGTACTAACCCCCTAAGCGTAAAGAGTTTTGCCCAAAACCTATACCCTAACGAACTTGCAGTTATTAAAGACTATGAAACGTCGGGAACAAACTACCAATTATTAGATTCTTTACGCGATCCAGACTCGGCGTTTCATACAGACACTGCTTCCCTCGAAGAGCCCTATGTTGCACCTATTAGCTTTAATTCAATAGCTTGGATCTGGAGGGCAGGAGATGGCCCCCCTGTTGGTAGTACTTATGGGACTGTACCTTCTATCCACTCTGTTAATGATATAGGAACTTTTAGTATTGTACGGTGGACAGGTACAGGAGAGATACTTGGTACTGTAGAGCATGGGCTACCCTCGATTCCCGAGATGATGATCGTTAAAGATCTGGATAACGTATCAGCGCCAGCGTATCAGTATGTTCGGGCCTCCGGTCTGCCGAGCGTATGGGGGTATTGGTCAACGCTTGGCGGTGTTTTTCAAAGTAATCCCTTTGGTCCACCACCAACACCCCCTGATACGCTTACTTTCCCCGTAGGAGAAACTTTTGATGCTACTTCACTAAATACATTAGGGCATAGATACGTTGCTTATCTATACAACAGCAAGTTTGGGTACTGCGATTTCGGTACGTATACGGGAACTGGTTTTCCCTACCCTAACTCTTACGAGCTGATTCTCGGCTGGACCCCAAGTTCTTTCATGGTAAGAAGGGTACAGCGAAGCGACGCAGTATTGGTCTCTGACCAGATTCAGATGCACAATAGTAGGAAACTTGGCAAATCTATAAGGTGGAGTTCAAGCGCTGTCGAAACGAACCTCCAAGTTTATTTTATGTCAGACAGGCTCTTCCAATCAGGTGAATCTTCGGCAGGTGTAAACTATAACAATGCGGGCGATGTATTTTGGTATGGTGTATGGTCAGCTACTCCGAGCGGCGGAGCGTTTTTGTGATGTTAGGAGATTATCTATGTTTGTAAAAGTCAGTAATGGGGTCGTTGAGGAATACCCATATACACTTAGCCATCTTAAACGAGATAACCCCAATACCTCGTTCCCCTCAAGTATGAGTGATGCGATACTAGCTAACTACAGCCTAGAGCGCGTGGTGTTTACGCAAGAGCCAGACATAGACCATAGAACACAGACGCGCAAACAAGACACAACGCCTACCCTAGTAGACGGGGGGTGGACTATAGGCTGGTCGGTTCATGACAAAGACCAAGCGCAGATAGAACTGGAATATAGAGATAAAGCTTATCTATTGCGGGAACAACGCGATTATTTATTGGCTAAATCTGACTGGACTGCCTTGTCTGACTCGCCGCTGACTGAAGAGAAGCGAGCTGAGTGGGTAACCTATCGACAAGCTTTGAGGGATATTACTGCGCACGCAGACTTCCCATATACTAAACTACCGGCTGCCCCCAATGCGGGAGATATAACTGATGGCTAAACAAATCGACAAGGATAAGATGGCGTGTAATAAACCACAGCGCACACCCGGCGGGTCAAAGAAGTTTGTGGTTAAAGCCTGCGAGAACGGTAAGCAGAAGATTATTCGCTTTGGTGATCCAAACATGACCATCAAGAAAGACCAACCAGCTAGACGCAAGTCGTTCCGCGCTAGACACAAATGCGATACTAACCCACCATCTAAGATGACCGCTCGATATTGGAGCTGTAAAAAGTGGTAGACAAAGGACATAGCTATGGCGGGTAAAAAAGATGCGTGCTACACCAAAGTTAAGTCGCGATATAAAGTCTGGCCTTCGGCGTATGCTTCCGGGGCTCTCGCGAAATGTAGGAAAGTGGGCGCTAAGAATTGGGGTAATAGTACATCTAAGTCAAAAAAGGCTAAGTAATGGTACGAAAAACTAAAGAAGGTGCTAAGCTTAAACGCTGGTTTAAGGAAGACTGGAAGGACGTGCGTACAGGCAAAGCCTGTGGTAGGCAAGAAGGCGAGAAGCGCGGCACTCCCTATTGCAGGCCAACTAAGCGGGTATCTAAGGATACACCAAAAACTGCGTCTGAAATGACAGCTAGTGAAAAAAGCTCACGTATAGCAGAGAAGAAAAAGCTAGGGCAACCAGCAGGTGCGCCTAAGCGAGTAAAACCATTAAGGAGAAAGTAATGAGTGGAAAATATCTAAGAAACACGGCTGATGGGACTATCTATGATTGGCACCCAATCCTTGCGAACAACCCTAAATGCGAGGAAGTAACTGAGGAAGAAGCATATCCTGAACGCTTTGTTAAGCCTGAAGCTGTGAAGAAAGTACGCAAGACACGTGCGCGGACTAACACTAAATTAGACTTGACAACTACTGACATACCAGATGATCCAGTATATACTCTGGATGAGCTTAATGAGGAAGCATCGAGAGGGCTGCCCGAGTGACACCAAGTAGTGTAATAACTGAAGTCAGAGACCTAATTCAGGACAACGGATCTTCGCTTCGGTATAGTGATACTATCCTACTTAGGTTTGTCAATCAAACCCTAAAGCGTATGGCTATGCTACGCCCTGATTTATTCTCGATCACCGCAGATATTACAACTACACCCAATGTGTCTGAACAAGAGCTACCCAGTGCAGCAGTACGACTGGTAGAGATCTTCCGTAACAAAGATGGCACCTCGATTGAAGAAATAGGACGGGATCTATTTGACCGTACGTACCCTCAGTGGACTACAGACCCTGCGGGGGTGCCAACTAAGTATATTAGGCATTCACGTAACCCACGTAGGTATTTCCTATACCCTCGTCCTGCTGTAGATACCGTGCTTGTGGGTGAATATATTACTACACCACCGACTTACACTATTTCTGAAACGATCTCAGTACTGCCTGACGTGTATTTACCAACTTTGGTCGACGGCACTGTCTACTTAGCTGAGTCTATAGACAACGAACATATTAACACTGGTAGGGCTAAGATGTTTTACGACTCCTTTGTTGAATCTTTAGGCGTATCTTTCCAAGCGCGTAGTATAACTGACAACGAAGATACCAACACAGGTCAACAGCGAGGCTAGGTATGACACCAAATGATGTGATTGACAGCGCCAAGCGTATTCTACAGGACTCAAAGTTCTTGCGCACGCCTGATTCGTATTCAGCGTCTACGCTACTAATCTTTGTAAACAACACAGTTAAACGCATGGTCATGGTTCGCCCAGACTTGTTCACTACTACAGACGATATCGCTACTACTCCTAACACTGTGTTGCAGACAATGCCTTCAGATTGTTTTAGATTGGTAGATATTTTTCAAGTGGTAGACGGCAATACCTTAGAGGAAGTTGATCGAGACCAGTTTAACCGCACCAATAGGGACTGGGCTACTGAACCAGCGGCATCTCCTGTTAAGTTTATGCGCCACGCTCGTAGTCCCAACAAGTATTTTCTCTACCCACGGCCATCTTCAGGCATAGAGCTTGTTGCTGAGTATGTAAAGATACAGCCTATATACACGCTAAACGATACAATCTTAAACTTGCCAGATGACTATCTCCCGGCGCTAGTGGATGGAGTGGTCTACAACATTCTGTCTGTTGAGACTGATGAGAATAGCAGTCAAGTTGGTATGGCGCGGGCTAAGATGTTTCTTGATGGATTTAACCAAGCGTTGGGTATTTCGCTTCAGGCTAGAGTATTGTCGGATATCGAAGACGGCGCAGTAACACCACCATCTACGGAAGCTAGGCGATGACACCTAACGACATTATCGAGGATGCGCGTAGGCTAGCGCAGGACAACGGACTGTTGCGTGTATCTGATACATACACTGCTGCGGCATTACTAGCCTTTGTGAATCAGACGATACGGCAGGTTGCGTTAATACGCCCCGATCTTTTTGCTGTAATTACAAATATACCTACTACGGCGAATGTAGTTGAGCAGTCCATGCCTAGCGACTCTATGCGACTGATGAATATATTTGGAGTAAAAGACGGTAGCGGCGTGGTAGAAGTAGATCGCCAGACTATGGATCGGGCGTACCCCCAGTGGAGAACTGATACCGCTGGAACGCCAGTAAACTACATGCGCCATGCGCAGAACCCGAACAAGTACTTCCTCTACCCACGACCAACAGCTGGTACTGAGCTTGTTGCTGAATACGCACAGACTCCACCCATATATACACTCAGCGCAACCATAAACTTATTACCAGACTCATACCAACCTGTTATAGTATCAGGGGTAGTAATGTTGATCGCTGGTATTGAGAATAACACCATTGATCCGAATCGGTACAAACAGTTTGAGGATTCTTTTAGACAAGCGCTTGATACGAATTTCCAGTCTAGGGTAGTGACGGACGTAAAATCAAGTGGTTTTGATCCTAAGCAGGTGATTTGATGGCTGATCGTGAGTTTGTTTCTTTTATACCTAAGATACAGCCCAGCGTACCGGGGTGTCCTCAGCCGTTGATACTACAGCACATCCGTGATGCTGCTATAAGAGCTTGCGAGCGCACTCTAGTGTGGCGGTACATGATACCCCTGTTTGATCTAACTCCCGGTGAGTACGAGTACACATTTAACGTACCGAGTGGTACGAAAGTACATGCAATTTTTGAAGCTATGGTCAATGGCAACCCACTTCAAAGACTTACTTTGGAGCAAGCGTTAGTTAAATACCCAGAATGGGCCGACCTGTACGACACTATTCCTTTTGATCCAGTGGCTGCTAAAGCCAGTCAGCCTCGCGCTATAACCCAGACAACTCCTAATGAATTCATAATCTTACCGTTACCAGACGATGAAGATACCTATACAGTGCGAATGTTTACAGCACTGAAGCCTACCAAAACTGCTACGGGTATCGAAGAAACAATTTTCGATGAGCTTGAAGACGCTATTATGCACGGTGCACTGCAACATCTACTACTGATACCTCAGGTACACTGGTCAGATTTAAACTTGGCGTCTTACCACGCTAAGCAGTTTGTTTACCACCTTGCTGAAGCTAGAGCTAGAGCTAATCTTGGGAACGTACGTGGCTCAATGTCTGTACGTATGCAGCCTTTTGCGTAGGAGACTTATGAATGGACGAGCCACGGTACTTAACAGAGCACGACATTGACGATATAGCAGAGAAAGCAGCCGAGCGTGCGCTTGAGAAAGTGTACACCGAAGTAGGCAAATCTGTTCTAACAAAAGCAGCATGGATTGTCGGTGTTGTAGTGCTAGGACTTTTCATGTGGCTAGCAAGCAGTGGTAACTTACCCAAGTAGGAGATTGTAGTATGATGAAGAAAGGAATGAGCAAGCAAAAGACTATGGGTTATGCTAAAGGCGGCATGACGTTTAAGCCTTGCGCTAACTGCCCCTCCCCTGCTAAGTGTAAGAAAGCAGGTAAGTGCTTGAAAAAAGCCAAGAAGTGATGGGAGTATTGGCCAAGATATTCGGCTCAGGTGAGGTAGTAAAAGCTGGTATAGATCTTATTGACTCACTGCATACGTCGACGGAAGAGGAGATCCAAGCCAAGTCAAAGGCGAAGATTGATCTTCTTGAGGCATATGCGCCGTTCAAAATAGCTCAGCGCTACTTGGCCGTTATGTTTACTGTTACTTTCCTAGCATGTTTTGTTTTGGTACTCACTATGACTCTGCTTGGTGAGGGTGATATAGACGCAGTGAAACAGGTATTAGGTGACTTTTATATTGGCGAGATCATGCTGACCATCGTGTTCTTCTATTTTGGTGGCGGCGCGTTTGAAGGTGTTTTACGCAACAGGGTAAAGAAATGAACTACTTCTCTGATGATGAGCTACGATGCCAGTGTGGTTGCGGTAAGCTAGTCTTCGACCCAACCGTACGTAATGCCCTTAATGCTATACGTAAAGAATACGGTAAGCCGATGGTTGTAAGCAGTGGGTATCGTTGCCCAGATCACCCTATCGAGGCTAAGAAGTCTAAGCCCGGTGAGCATACCACTGGTACGTGTGTAGATATTGCTTGTCATGGGTTTGATGCAGCGGCACTAACTAAGCTGGCACTAGAGAACGGAGCCACTAGAGTAGGTTGGAACCAAAAGGGCGCGTCTAGGTTCATACATCTTGGCTGGTCTAAAGAATATCCTAGGGGCACTTGGACATATTAAGAGGTATGAATGGCGGCAATAAAGATAAACAAGTTTCTAGGGATAGCTCCGAAGATATCGGGTGAGTTACTACCTAATACTGCCGCGCAGATAGCCAAAAACTGCAAGCTATATTCAGGCGATTTGATACCCTACACGACTCCGCTAATAGTAGACAACAGCGGTGTAACTGGTACAACCAGAACTATATACGCCATGCGAGCTCCTAATACAGGGGACATAGTGTGGCTAGCTTGGGATACTGATGTAGATATAGTATCGACTGCCGCAGGCACATCCGAAGAACAACGTATCTACTATACAGGCGACGGTGTACCTAAGGTAACTAACTATGCACTAGCTACAGATGGTGCAAAACCCTATCCGGTAAACTACTATAGCCTTGGGCTACCCTTACCTGATATAAAACTAGACACATACCCAGTATCTACAGCCAACGTAGATAGCGTTAGCTACGCCAGAGACGCTGGTAATACTGCCACCATTGTAACGGCAGACCCACACGGATTTGTAAGTGGGAACGTAGTCACTATTAGTGGGTTTGAAGCGTTTTCTGGTACGTATACGCAGTCGGGTTTTGCGGTTACTGTAGATACTGACGATGCTCATTCGTTCCAAGTTGGCGACCAAACCTTCGTAGAGTTTACATCGGGTGTTGCTATCAACGAAGTCCTTACTGTGACTATAGTTCATAACCCCAACAAGTTTACGGCTACGGGGTCTAACTCTGTTACTGCGTCTGGTAGTTGTATCTCAGTACGAGAGGGGTTTAACACAGTCAACTCAGAAATATCTGTAATCGACAACACCACGTTTACATACTATAGCCCCGGTATTCAAGTAGATACAACACTTGACGACACAGCAACTATCGCATTAGCAGGTAATACCCAAGCCCGGTCGTATGTCTTTACATGGATAACTCCGTGGGATGAAGAGTCTATTGGTTCTGATCCTAGCGAAGAGATATTTATTAAGGAAGGTCAGATCGTTGGGGTACCTAATGTACCGAGTAACTACGCTGGCGGTGGCAACTATAACATCCGTGGCGTGCGGCTCTATAGGACTATCCCCAGTGGATTAGGTACGGAGTACTATAAGCTAAACGACCTGTGGTTCCCCTCTACTGCGGCTACTATTTCTAGGGTATCGAATATAGTTACTGTCACCACCGCAGAGACACACAACTTTAACATCAATGATAAGTTCAGAGTTCGCAGCACAGTCGCCACGTTACAGATACTAGGCGGCACAGTTGTTACTGATGTCATAGATGACTATACATTTAAGTACACGCAAGTAGGTGCAGACTACTCAGGTGCAGTTGGCACTACCGTATACTATCACGATGTATCTGAGTCCGATGATGACCAAGCCCAGTATTTTGGTGATACTCAGGTAAACGGTATAACCCCCATATCCACGTATGTGCAGTCAGGTACAGCCATAACAGTTACAACTACGTTCGATCATGGGTATAGCGTGGGTGATAGGGTGATACTCAACTTTATTACTGGTGTAGCTACTGATGATCTATACCAAATATATGATGTCCCTAGCAGCACTCAGTTTCGTGTTGACGCCAGTGCATCTTTCTCGACAAGTGGAGATGTATTTGTAGATAACTCGTCGTTTATAGACACGTTCAATCCCCTAGGTCTTACGGACATACTAATCACTGATGACTTTGATCCACCGCCGTCTAACTTGCAGGGCATTATAGCTATACAAGACAACATTCTGGCGGGGTTTGTGGGTAACGAACTGTACTTCTCAGAACCTGCATACCCGCACGCTTGGCCTTTTAAGTATAAGATAACGCTTGAGTATGAAATCGTTGCGCTGTCTGCTGTAGCTGGCTATTTGTTTGTCATGACCAAAGGATACCCATACCAGTTCTCCGGTGGTAATCCAGCGACTATGGCGTTTGCTAGGATCGACACACTATATCCATGCCTATCTAAACGCAGCGTAGTAAACATGGGGTATGGTGCGCTATACGCAACACATGGCGGGCTCGCATTGTACTCTCCTATAAGTGGCGGTATGTTAATTACCAAACCGCTAGAAGACTGGGACACATGGAAAGTTTCGCTTGACCCAACCACGCTTAACGCACAGTTTTTTGACGACAAATACTTTGGTGTGCATAGCACAGGCGTAATTATATATGAGCGCGACGACCAAATTGGTGGAGTACTTACTACTTCTGACTACACTGCCAATGCGTTATACTATGACCCACAGTCGGGGAGATTGTTTTTTACCCAAGACGATGAGCCTGACATATATGAATGGAATAATCTCCAACAGGGCAATGACATACTTGAGTGGAAGTCCAAGATCCTAGAGACCTCTGACTTCATAAACATAGGCGCAGCTAGGGTCATAGCTGACTACCCACCCGGTGGCCCTACTACAATATGGGAAGACACTGGGGATGTCTGGAATGAAGAACAACAACTATGGAACGCTACTGACGGAATAACATTTAAATTCTGGGCTGATGGAGTTCTTGTTTCTACGCAAGCAGTAACTTCAAACAACATATTCAGACTGCCCACTGGCTATAGAGCTGACAAATTTGAGCTGTCTGTTACATCCGGCCTACGCATACGGGCTATACATATAGGTGAAACTCCCCTTGGGTTGAAGGATGTCTAATGGCTAAGCAGTACGTAGCAATACCAGCCGTACCTACCGCAGGACTAGGATCTTGGGAGGGTAGTGTGCTTAATTCACTCAAAGAAAATGTCGAGCTACTTACTGGGCAACGCCGTGGTGTAAACCTAGATAGTGTTAGCCTAACCAAAGGTGACATTAGTGTCGTGCCACTAGAGACTGTCAACATCCAGAGGATCTCAGCCAGCGGGAGAGGGTTCGATATTAGTGGACAACAGGTGCCTAGTCTTGAAGATTATGGTAAATTATTAACGGATGTACAATTAGCCATTAACGACATAGCGACACTTCGCAACACTGTAAACTCACTAATTGTGCAATTACGAGGATAAACACATGATGGATCCGGTAAACCAAAATAAGTTTTATGGGTACCAAGCAGGTGGTATGGTAACACCACAAGGACCAGCGCCCGCTGGGTTGCAAGCTCAGGGCCAGCCCCAACAGCCAGTATCTCCGCAGATGATGGAGATGAACATCCAAAAGATTATGAATGAACAACCTCAAGCCGTGGCACAAATACGCAATGTGATTGTTGAAGAGCTTCAGTCAGGTAATCTTAGCCCACAAGAACTTACCATGATTGTACAGTTAGCTACAGTCGCTGCCCAGAACCCCCAGATGTACCCGCAGTTACGGCAGTACGCAATACAGCAAGGCTTGGCTACTGACCAAGATCTCCCTCCACAATACGATGAGGGATTGGTGTTTGTTCTCCTTCTCGCTGGGCGTGCGGCACAGCAAGTTATTGGATCAGGTGCTGACATGGCTCAAGGTGAAATGCCTGTACAGTCTATGGCTGAAGGTGGCCCGATTGTTGGCCCCGGCACTGACACTAGCGACAACATACCAATTAGAGTATCCCCCGGCGAGTACGTTATCCCAGCCAATGTGGTACGCATGAAAGGTAAAGAGTTCTTTGATTCGCTGCTTGACAAGTACAAGGAGCAGTAATGCCCAAAATCGAAATGCTATCAGCCGAACAAGTAGAAGAGCATTGGGACCAGCTTGGCCCAATCATGGAATCCGGCTGTCAAGCAAACGAGGTTGCGGTATTAGAGATCAACTCAAAAGATATTTTAGAATTAGCCAAGTCCGGTATGTGTGCGATCTTTGCTATGTGGGAAGACAACGTGATTGATTGCGCAGTAGCACTACAGTTCGGCTATGTTATGAACCACAAGTATGCGGAAGTAGTTTCGTTCGGTGGTCGTCGCATGCTGCTAGCTAAGTCTATGGCGTGGCAACCAATTTTGGACTGGCTACGTGCAAATGAGGTAGAATTCCTAGACGCACAAACTCATCCTAGGTTAGCGGCTATATTAATGAACAAATTTGGATTCACTGAGTCCAGCGTAAACATACGAATGAGGCTATAACCATGTCAAAGTCTGTTAAAAAAGTTGTTGGGATTGTAGCTGCTATTGCAATCCCCTTTGCCGCTCCTGCCATTGCAGGCGCTATCGGTTTATCTGGTGCTATCGGAGCTACACTTGGTAGTGCTGTAACTGGCGCTGTGTTGGGTGGGGTATCGGCGAAGCTGACAGGCGGGGACTGGAGGCGAGGGGCATTATTGGGTGGCATATCCGGAGGTATTGGTGGGTATGCGCAAGGGGCTCAGGCAGGGGCTCAGACAGGGGTTGCTCAGGCTGGGGCACCAGTAGTGGAAGGGGTGCCGTCATATATAGCTTCCGGCGAAGCTGGGATAGCAGGTTTAACAGAAGCAGGCTCAGCCGCTGATTATATGGCAAGTATTGGCGCTGGCGACGCTGGAGCTGGGACTTTCCTAAGTGCAACAACACCCGGCCAATCTTTTGTAGGCGCGACCACTGGTGCCGCTGATGCAGCTACCACTGCTGGGTTGAGTGGGGTTTCTGGGGGCGCACCTGTAGTCGAGGCTGTACCGGCGTATGTTGCTCCTACTGGGGCTGCTGGTACTGCTGGTACTGCCGCTGGTACTGTCGCTGGTACCCCCACTACGTTTGCACAAACACTTAGAAATGTTCCATCGGCTGTAGCTGCAAAGTTCCGTGATCCTGCTGTGTTAGCTGATATGACGTTGCGTGCAGCTGGTATGCTAGCTGGCTCTGCAATTGCTGGGTCTGGGCTGTCTCCTGAAGAAGAAGAGTTACTTGAAGCGCAGCGACAGGAGTTAGAATATCTACAGACGAACAACCAAGCGTTGTTCCAAGAGCGGCTTAACCAAGCGCGTAATCTAATAGGCGAAGCGAGATACTTTGACCCCAACTACTTCGGCTTACAGCAAGCGGCAGGAGTGCAGTTGCGTGGTGCTCGGGCTAGAGAAGAAGCTTTGGCTGGTATTGACCCACGTCGCGCAGGTCTACGAGCGGCTGAAGAACGTCGTGCCAACTTAGCCATTGGTCGTGATGTAGGTACTGCGTACAGCCAAGGCTACCAAACGGGTACCGAGGGGCGCACTGGGCTACTAGAGGCGGGCTTGCGACAATTACCGACTGGCGCACCTGCTACCGCACTGGGTGCTTATGGACAGACACTGGCTAATATGTATGGTGGCGCTGCTAGTAGGCAGGAGCAGTCCCAGAGAGACGTTGGATCGTTGTTTGAATCATTCCGTAGCCCTTACCAGACGGAAGAAGAACGTGGCAAATCTACCACTGGCGTTGGTCGTCAGGGTCTTTTCGGATAAGGTGACAACATGGCAAACTTTGGGCAATTAGTAGCGGGTGCAGGTCGTGTCAGTCAAGGCATGGAACAAGCCCGTGGTGTAAGGCAGGCTAACGAGGCCCGTGCGCAACAGCTCCAAGAAGGTAGAATGCGACTGGAAGAACTACGTCGTATGGAAGAAGCGCGTGCGCGTATGTCACAGTTACCATCTACTGTAGGCGACTTGAGTTTTGACCCTACTGGTGGGTATCAGGCTAGACCAACATATCAAGCACCCGCTGTAGCGCCACAGGCTACGCCCTCTCCTGCTGGTGTAACTGCTCCTGCTGTAACCATGGGTGTTACAGCTCCAACTGCTGGTGTGAAACCAACTCCACCCACAGCTACGCCTCCTGTAGCTACGGCTCCTGAGCCTACGACTGCTGCGCCTGCTAAAGGACAGATGACGAGAGAGATGTTTATGGGTCTTTCTCCAGAAGTGCAGCAGCAGTATTTGCAACGCGAAGCAGATATCCGTGGGTTTGCTAGCATCCCAGCGTTTTTAGCCGACGTGTTTGTTGGTATGCCAGCGGAGTATGCTGGGCGGGCAGCGGAATCTTTTGCAGAGTCTAGGCTTGGACGTACACTTGGACTTACTGCTCCGGGGGAAGAGGCTAATTATAGAGGTCTAACCGGTGGTACAGCATCGCCTTTCCAAGAGTCGTTACTTCAGCGTCACTAGGTAGGCTTGCGATATACGCATCTAATGTAGTTGGTGTTGCTTGGCGTAACGACTCTTGGAAAGGTGATGCTGTACCACCGGTTAGA